AACTGATAACGAGAGAGTAGTGGATCCATCCTGCATGTCAAACATGACTCGCAAGGTCATTAATACATTGCAGGCTACGGAGTGGCGAATCAATGAGCGAGTTCTCATTGTCGCCAACGATCTTTGGAAGGCTGGTCGTGAGACTGGTACTATTCCGCCTTACGACCAGCAGATGCTTCTCGAAATGCCTGCCTTTCCTGAGAACGGCAGCAAGACCGAGCAACATGAGTGGATGGATGAGAGAAGCCGACGCTGGGGCCAGTGGGCCAAGGCTGAGGCTGCTCGACTCCAGATGCAGATTCGTATGCATGAGGCATACAAGCTAAAGCCTTTTGTCTTCTGGCACGCTTACTTCTGTGACTTTCGGGGCCGCTACTACAGCGACTCCTACCTCCTGCATCCTCAAGGTGGTGATCTTGATAAGGCTTTGATCATGGCGGCTGAACCTGAGCAGGTGACTCCGGCTGGTCTGTACTGGATTAAGGTCAACCTCGCCAACCTGATGGGTGTCGATAAGGTCTCGTTTGACGACCGAGTCAAGTATGTTGATGAGAAAATGGACGATTGGCGTGCTGTTGTAGCCGATCCTCATGGCACCACCAGCATCTGGGAGGATGATGCACCGAAGAAGAACGCTAGCTTCCAACGGCTGGCAGCTATCTTCGATCTTATCAACGCCATCGACACCGGCATGACTCAAGTGCCAGTGCAGATGGACGGCTCGTGCAACGGCATCCAGCATTGGGCTGCGATGACCAGAGACGAGACGGTTGGACCTGAGGTTAACCTTGTGCCTCATGACAAGCCAGCCGATGTCTATCAGCTGGTTGCCAACGGTTGTACTGAGATGTGTATTGACAGCCCGAGCGACTGGAGAGAGCACTTCCTAGATCACTGGGAGGGGCTGATCCCTCGCAAGGTTGTTAAGCGTTCGGTGATGTGCGATCCCTACGGCATCACTGATCACTCTGTTCGTCAGTATGTTCTTCAGGAAAAGCATCTAGATTGGTGTGATAGCAAGGGCCTGAATCTTCATCAAGCCGCTAACGAGATTGGTACTCTCATCTGTGAGTCAAAGGCAAAGATGATGGCACACTGCAACAATGGTAAGAAGTTTGTTCAGCTGCTGTGTGGATGGGTTGGTGGTGAGATAGACGAGCCAATGTCGTGGTATACCCCGGCAGGTTTTCTGGTCATCAATAAGTACAACCCCCGTGCCACCAAGAAATCTGCTGTTAGACTTTGGAATAAAGAGCAGTTCGTTATTCATTTTTCCTACTATACCGACGAGTACGATTGCGACAAGGCTCTTACCGCCATGCCGCCAAACTTCGTTCACTCGCTTGATGCAGCTCACATGAGCTTTGTCATTGATCGTCTCAGTGACATGGGCATCGAGTTCTTTAGTATGATTCACGACTCCTTCGGCGTCATGGCGAACAGTGTTCCTATGCTCCGAGAAGTTACCAAGGAGACATTCCATGAGATTCACTCTGTTGACCGACTCGCAGAACTCAAAGCGCGTGCTGAAGACCTCGTGGGAGCCAAACTCCCAGAGCAACACCCAGCAAAGCAACACGAACAACGAGGATCACTCGACATCGACCTCGTTCTCCAATCTGAATACCTATTCGGCTAGGATCAAGTGGGTTGATGCTTCCTCCTCTGGCGGCCCAGGATGGGTTGACCTTGCTGAAGCTATGGACTTTGCTATCCAAGAGCCTCCGATCATGGAGACTATTGGTCACATTATTCATGAGGTTACTGGTCCGTTTGGATGGGTCGCCATGACGGACACGTTGGGTACTGATGAGTGCTCAACTGTCCACAAGATTCCTAATTGTATGATTATTGAGAGGTCAATTCTATGAACAACTGGTACTATACGGATGATGGAGATAACCTAGGAGAAACAAGCTGGGATTCTTTTGAGCCTGATATCATGGAATCTCTCGGATATGTTTGGGAAGACTATGATGGTTGGATTATTGAAGGAGATAATTGATGGCACGAGTATTAGTGATTGGAGACACACATGCCCCAGCAATGCGAGACTCTTATCCAGATTTCTTGGAGGATATGTATGAAGCTTGGGATTGCGATCGGGTCGTGCATATTGGCGACGGTGCTGATTTTCATGGGATTAGTTATCATCTTAAGCATACCGACCTGCCAAACATTGATCGGGAAATTGAGCTTGCTGCAACTCAGCTCTCTATGCTTTATGAGAGGTTTCCTCATGTGGATTATCTCACTGGCAACCACACTGACCTGCCCAACCGACAGGCACATGGAGTAGGACTTCCAGCTAAGATGATGAGGACGCTAGGAGAGATCTTGGATATGCCAGAGGGTTGGATTGTCCATCCTCGTTTCCATGATCTAGTAATTGACGGTGTGATCTACCGCCACGGCGACAAGGGCAAGAGTAACGTATTCAACTCTGCTCGTGCTCAGGCCGACGCTGAACACAATAGCGTCGTGTGTGGTCATTTCCACCAGCAAGGAGGTGTATCGTTTGGAGCCAACGCTAAGCACCGTTGGTTCGGTCTACAAGTCGGATGTGGTACGGAGACAAATTCTCCCTACCTTCGCTATGCCAAGCAGTACGCTGGTAAGCAAATCGTTGGGTGTGGTATTATTCTGGACGGAGAGTTCCCGATCTTTGAACCAATGCCACTAGAACAATACTAGTCTGTTGACTTTTTGAAAGGATCTCATATGAGCAAGTTTGTTACTGACAACGTTACCGTTAACTTCGCCTACCTCAACAAGCCCGATGACAAGTTCGGGGCTGATGCTGCCAACTTCAATGTTACCGTCCCTGTGGACAAGGGCATTGAAGAGAAGATCAAGGCAGCTGTCAAGGCCACCGGAGCCAAGAAGGTCAACGGTGTCTACGAGAAGGACGGTCAGAAGTTTATCAAGTTCAAGAACCGCATCCTTGTTCGGGATGGTGCCAAGTCATTCCCCTGCGTTGATTCGCAGAACAAGCCCACCAGTGCTACGGCATCCGGTGGTGATGTTGTTCGTCTTCTCCTAAGCCCTGTTCTTATCAAGCGTGATAACTCGCTGAGCATCTACCTTGACGGTGTTCAGATTATCGAGAAGAACAGCCAGTTCGGTGGCGGTGGTGTTAGCTTTGATGCTGTCGCTGGCGGCTTCACTTCTGACGAACCCGTAGCACAGGCCATGCCTGCTGAGCAGGATCACGTTGCCGAAGAGGACGGCGACGACGATCTCCCATTCTGATGTATGTTCCCAAGGGTACCATCACGGTACCTGTCCAGCCTATCACCAAGCCCGTCTGGAAGCCTAGCTTCCGTGGGCAAGGTGGTAGCTGGGGATCTAAGACATACCAGAAGTTCTTGAAGGAAATCACGCAGCCTCTAGCAGATGCATGTAAGGACATCGACATTCTTTGGGAGCCTCTTGAGGTCTGGCTAGATGTCAGGCCCAAGAGCCCCAAGTCGTCGAAGTTCCCTTTCCCTCAAGGCGACGTTGATAACTTCAGTAAGGCAATCCTCGACGCCTGTACTGATGTACTATGGATCGACGACTGGCAGATTCAGGATGAGCACATTCACAAGGAGTGGGCTGAGCCTGACACAGATGGTTACTTTAAGGTATCATGGCGAGTGTTGCCTGTACCGACTGACAAGTGGGTTATCTTTAACGAACGTAAAGTTCAATGGGAGCTAGCAAATGAACAAGAATGACATGACCACAATGATCGAAGACTTCATTTACAACACCACCAATCTTGATATCATTGATGCTGAGGAGGCAGCCGAGGATCTCATGGAGGAGATGTATGGCTGACATCTGGGATAACAAGCACGCCAAACAACAGAAGCGTGCGGCTGACATTATGAGAGGTAACACTGGTGGTAAGGGTGACAAGCGTCGTCCTACCAATGAGTCCGCATTCTCTCTTGGTATGAAGTTGGTTAAGATTGCCGACACCAAGGGTAAGGACTCCAAAGAATACAAGGATACGGAAAAAGCATGGCGAGAAGCCGTGCGGAAAGGACGCTGAATGGATGATACTCTAAGCGAAAGCGTGGTGGTTGGTCGTGAAGCCTGTCCAAAGTGCCGGGCTAACGGCAACGATAACTCAGGCGACAACTTGGCACGGTACAGCGATGGCGGCGCTTTCTGCTTTGCCTGTCAGTATTTCGAGCGTGGAGATGGTACGGTGTCAGAGCAGCCCGCCAAGCAGTCTGACTTCAAGGTATATCGAGGACAGATCCAAGCCCTCGACCACCGCCGCATTGACACCAAGCCCTGCCGTGTGTATGGTTATCAAACAGCCAATATCCGAGACAAGGATATCGAGATTGCTAACTACTTCAAGGATGGTGTTCTGGTTGCTCAGCATATGCGGGGCCCGGACAAGACCTTCCACTGGGTAGGTAGTCCTCGTGGTTGTGAGCTGTTCGGTCAGCACCTGTGGGGTAATGGAGGTAAGAAGCTCGTGATCACCGAGGGTGAGATCGACTGCTTATCCGTTGCCCAGATGCAGGATTGTAAGTGGCCTGCTGTGTCTCTACCCAACGGTGCTGCTGGTGCGGTGCGGGATATCAAGAATAACCTAGAGTTTGTGAACTCGTTCGATGAGGTTATTCTGATGTTTGACATGGATGAGCCCGGTCAAGCAGCAGCCAAGTCAGTAGCTGACATCCTACCTCCTGGCAAGGCGAAGATTGCCTCACTGCCCTACAAGGACGCTAACGAGTGTCTAGTGCAGGGCAGCAGCCGAGCTATCATTGATGCCATCTGGCAGGCACGAGTCTACTCACCTGATGAGATTCTTCATGTGAGCAGTATCGTGGAGCGTAGTACGGAGACAGTCAATACAAAGGTATGGCCGTTCCCCTTCAAGAGTCTTACTCGATTCTTGACTGGTCAGCGGTCAGGTGAGATTACCTTGTATGCTTCAGGTACTGGCTCAGGTAAGTCTACATTCCTTCGGGAACTGAGTTACCATCACCTGAGGCAGGGCCGTAGTGTTGGTATGATCATGCTTGAGGAATCACCTGAGGAGACAATGGATGACATGATCAGCCTCATCATCAACAAGCCTGTCCGTAAGATTCGATCAACTCGTATGATGAATGAGTTGCTTGATCAGATGGGCGAGCAGAAGATCGACATGGATATTATTGACGATCTATCTGATGAGGAGTATGCCAAGGCCAAGCGTGAGCTGGGTGAGACTGGACTATATATCTACGATCACCTCGGTAACAACGCCATGGCTAATCTCATGGCTCGTATGGAGTACATGGCAGTCAGCCTTGGGGTTGACGTTATCATGCTCGACCACATCACGGCAGCAGCAGCTGGCTTGATGAACACCTCGAATAAGGATATCGAGGGTGGTGGCTCAGAGCGTCTGATCATTGATGCCATGATGCGAGACATGCGGTCCTTAAGTGTCAGGACTGGAGTTCATATTGATGTAGTCAGTCAGCTCAAGAAGACAGACAAGGCATTCGAGGAAGGTAGCCGAATCACTATGCAGGATCTGCGTGGCTCGGGTGCTCTTTCCTCTGTTCCTAATACTGTTGTTGCTCTTGAGCGTGACAGGCAGGCACCGGATGCCCGCCAAGCAAACACTACTACAGTTCGAGTACTAAAGAACCGTCTCGATGGTCGAGCTGGTGTTGCCTCTGCTATCTACTTCAACCATGAGTCTGGACGTATGGAAGAGACTGACTTCGTGGTAGGAGATAATGGCAAGGTTGGATTCAAGCCCGAACAGGAGGGCACCTTTTAATCATCGCAACCCTAGTGAAAGGAAAGTACGATGAGACTATGTTACGACATCGAGGCCAACGGCCTTGTAAATTACGAGTTGGATAACAAGGGAAACATGAAGGCGATTGCCGATCGCATTCACTGCATCGTTGTGCAGGATATCGACACCGGCAAGGTCTGGCAGTTCCGGCCCGGCCAGCACAAGGAAGCAGCCGAGCTCATCAGCAAGGCTACTGTTCTTGTTGGTCACAACATCATTGCTTACGACAACCCAATCATGCGTAAGCTGGCTGGTCTAACCATCTCATGTAAGATCATCGACACCCTTGTCGTTGGTCGGCTTATGCATCCAGACCGTACCAACCTCCCCACAGGTCTCAAGGGACACAGCCTGCGAGACTGGGGCATCTATGTAGGCTGTCACAAGATGGACTATGATGCTGGTTGGGAAATGTTCAGCGAAGAGATGCTGACATACTGTACTCAGGACGTTGCGGCGAATATTGCGATATTCACCGCACAATCTGCGTGGATTGAGGCCAACTGGAAGCTGGTCAACTTCGAGCAGCAGGTTGCACAGATCTGTCAGGAGATGGCTGAGACTGGCTTTGGCTTTGATCTCCAGTCAGCTATGGCTCTTGAGTATCAGTACTCATCTCGCAAGGCTGAGATCGAGGATGAGCTTCGAGCTGTCTTTCCTACTATCGTTGAAGAACGCTTCAGCGAGAAGACTGGCAAGAAGCTTAAGGACAAGGTTACTGTCTTTAACCCCGGCTCTTCCAAGCAGTGGGCTGAGCGTCTAACCGAGAAGTACGGTTGGAAGCCCAAGATGACAGATACCGGCAACCCCATCGTTGATGAAGAGACTCTCAGTGGTCTTGACTATCCTGAGGCCAAGCTTGGTCTTGAGTACCGTGATATCAATAAGAAGATGGGCATGGTTACTGACTGGATCATGCGATGCCGTAATGGTCGTGTTCATGGGCGTACCAACTCCCAAGGCACGGCGACTGGACGGGCTTCACACTCACAGCCCAACATCGCACAGGTTCCATCCGACCACGACTGCCGTGCGTTGTTTGGTCCTGGCCCTAAGGATTGGGTGCAGGTAGGCTGTGACCTCAGTGGTATTGAGCTGCGTTGTCTTGCTCACTACATGGCTCCATACGACAAGGGTGCATATGCAGATGAGATTCTGAACGGTGACATTCATACCGCCAATCAGAATGCTGCTGGTCTGCCGACTCGTAACGATGCCAAGACGTTCATATATGCCCTGATCTACGGTGCTGGTGATGCAAAGATTGGTACCATCATCGGAGGTAAGAGCAAGCAGGGTCGTGAGATCAAGGAGCGTTTCTTTGATCAGATTCCTGCACTTCACAAGCTGATGGAGGCTGCTCAGTTCAAGGCTAAGAAGGCTGGCAAGCTGAGGCTTCTTGATGGCCGTGAGGTGCTTATTCGTTCTGACCACAAGGCACTCAACACTCTGCTTCAGGGTGCAGGTGCAGTCATCAGCAAGGCTTGGATCATCCTTGCCAAGCAGTATCTCAAGGATATTCCACACGAGCTGATGGCTTGGGTTCACGACGAGTTGCAGGTGTCCTGTCCAGCTGAGTATGCTGATCAGGTTGGTGGGCTGCTAGTCAAGGCAGCCAACGATGCTGGTACTCGACTTGGCTTTGCCATGCCTGTCGATGCTGAATACCAAATTGGCAAGAACTGGAGTGAATGCCATTGACAACCTTTAGATATCAGGTTGTTGGGTATGACTGGTCTGATAGTCATTGGATTAATCGTCAGATCACACGACATACCTACAGCAACATTAATCATATTGCAGTACGATTCTACATTGGTGGATCTACCTACGAGACGTTTGTAGGACCAACGGGAAGTGATAACTTAGTTTCTTCTCATGTGATTGCTCGCAAGTATGGCCCAGAAATTATCAGCACTGATTCAATTGATGTTTCCTATGAAGCAGCGATGCAATGTGTTGATCTGTGTGATGACTATGGAAGTGGAAGCGTGCCGTATGCCTATCTCTGGTGGTATACAGGAAAGTTGTTGCCTCCACCAAAGTCATGTACGGATCTGGCATATAGATGTTTGCGGATCATTGGGCTTGATGTTAATGAACGAGCCCTACCTAACCAACTCTTTAAGGAGGTTATCTCATGCATGTGATTGTTCTCGGGGGAATGGCTCGCGTTGGTAAGACTGACGTAGCCGACTACATTGAAATGCACGGAGCCGAGGAAGGCTTCAAGGTTATGCGAGTCTCTTTTGCTACTCCGCTAAAGGAAGCAGTTGCAAAGGAGAATGGGTACGATGATTGGCGTAAGTTTAAGGAAGATAAGCCCGATCTCTATCGAACACAGTGCCAGCAAATTGGTGCAAAGCGTCGAGCTGAGAACCCAGATCACTGGGTAAGCCTGTGGTGTGAGAAGCTTAACTACCTCATGACTGAAGAGCTTACTCAGAACGCAGGAGATCTGTGGGAAGAGTATCTTATTATTGTTGATGACTGCCGCTATCCAAATGAGCTAGAGGCAGCCAAGAAGTTTGAGGCATTGACTATGTTTGTCTATGCTGGTTCTCGTGTTGCGGAGATCCCAGAAGCCGACGCTGCGTGGCGAGCACACGAGTCAGAAGAGATGAGTCAGAAGGTAGAGGCTTTCTTGCCTGATTATCAGAACCTCTTTGACTGGAGTATCTTTAATGACAAGGATATCAAGTCTCTTGAAGCCAAGCTTGATGAGCGGATGCCTTTCATTCTCGGGCTTCATGGTCAGCGATATGGTCATTCTTGTGAATGCAATGAGTGCAAAGCATTCAAGGCAGACATTCAGGCTGATGAGCTTATTGCCCACTTTGAGGAAGCCATCGAAGAAGTCCTCAATGATGATAGCCTTCCAGATGAGCTAAAGGAACAGATTGAGGATGCCTTTACTGATATCATTGATGATCTACGTGATGGTAAGAAGGCACCAATGGATTTCTTCCGTAACAGCTGGTGGACTAAGATTAAGGACATGAACTTCGAGATTGAGTTTGAACCTGAGGAGGAGGATGATGACGATGATTGATCAACCAAAGACAGCTTTGCTAGATGGGGATATGGTAGCTCACCGAGCAGCTTATATCACCGAGGATATCGAAGAGGTTCCGATGGTGGTCCGTCAGATCATGAGGGCTTGGACACCGCCTGGCGTGACCCATGTGTTTGTGGCACGCTCGGCTGATAGAGCCGACAACTACCGCCGGGAGGTCTGGAGTGAGTACAAGGCACACCGTGATCGTCAGGAGGTAGATGAGGACCAGCAGAGTAGGCTTGCCTACGCCAAGGAAATCATTGCAGAGGATGAATTCCACTGTAAGTTTGTTCCGACTTTGGAGGCTGATGACCTGATGGGCATTGCCGCCTCAGCAGGTAAGGCTATTGCAGTCACGCTGGACAAGGATCTCCTATCCTGCCCCGGCTGGCACTACCGCCCAGAGTACTCCTACAAGGGTAAGGGCGGAGAAAAGGTGACAAAGGAAGCTGAGCTGATCTTCCAGCCGCCTTGGAAGGCAGACCTCCTCTTCCATATGCAGTGGCTCATGGGAGACATGACAGATAATTATCCCGGCATCTACAAGATGGGGCCTAAGAAGGCTGAGAAGCTACTGACAAATCAGCACCCACGTAACTGGAATGCTGCCTGCTTGGCAGCCTATCAGAATGCTGGCTACGATGAAGAATATGCACTCGCTATGGCCCGAGTAGCTAGAATTCTGCGAGAAGGAGAGTGGACACAGGACACAGGTGTCGTGCTTTATGACCCCTGGGGTGGGTAAATACCTAAGTCCTTAACTGTGAATATATAGAAGAGTAGACAAAAGATTATTATGTATACACACTTTGGAGAACATCTATGATTAAGTACTATGTTGCAGGTTCCTACGAGCCTGAGGTGGCTACTGATGGTTCAGCTGGCCTAGATCTATTCGTTAATTCAATTAATGGTGATAGCTTAGGTACAGGGGTCCATGTTGAGATTCCTGAGGGCCACGTTGGACTCCTCCTCCCCCGCTCCAGCTGGGGTATCAAGGGGTTCCAGCTAGCCAATACCTGTGGTGTCATTGATTCCGATTATCGTGGTGAAATCATCATGATTCGGGATCGTCATCCATCCAAGGGTTTCCTGACCATCCGAGAGGGTGACAAGGTAGCCCAGCTCATTGTGGTTCCT